TCATCAGTTGTATAAACTTCTGTATCATCATCTTTTATAATAGTTATTTTAGTTTGTAATTTTTTTGTTCTTTTATAATACCATTCCTCACCTGGAAATCGTTTTCTTTTATCTTTAACATATTCTAATTGTTCTTCTGTGTACCTATGTGTTCCGTTAAAATGTACAACCTTAGATATTATAGGCCAATTATACTTACTATTTTGTAACTTATCTACTATCTTTGTACATACATCAAACGCATCAGGATCCATTAATACATCAGCACCAACAACTACGTCTTTTTCATATAACAAATCACAAACGTTAATTAAATGATCAACATTTGCAAATTCTCTATGTACACTTACTGTTACATGATCAAAATTTTGAGCGTTTTCTTCCCACCAATTTAATTTACGTGTTCCATTTGTACTCATTTCAATAATAATATCATGATTGTCTTTTAAATATTTGCAAAGATCTTCTAATCCTTTCCATAGTGTAGGCTCACCACCTACAATAAAAAGATTACTCTTAGTTTTGCCTTGACTTTCGTAATGTCTTAATAAATGACTTAAATTTGTTTTTACTAATTCTACATCAGGCCAAAGAAGGTTGCCTTCATTACTTCCCGGAAAGCAATAATGACATTTATGATTGCATACATTTCCTGGCATATATTCAATACGTAACATATCACTAGGCTGGCTATGAATAATTTGTTTGATCATAATAAATGTGCTAACTCTGGAAAAACTTTTGCTGCACACAACCCACGAATATTGTCTAACTTGTTTACATATTCTTTAAAGCCTGGCAGCAAGTAACTGTTGTCTTGTGCATCCATGTGTTTGAGAACTGCTTCCCAACGTTTCCAACCATAAGGATTGTGTTTCCAGTAATCATCGTCTTGCCTATAGTTTTTCCACAGCCAATCTTTAAAGTCCATAAAGCGTTCACGCACTTCTTGTTTATCTTCTTTAGGTAGAATTTGAATGCTCAAAAATGTAGGAATATATAATAAGTGCATATTGACTAAACCGCCACCCATTTGTACGCCACCTGGCACTGTGCCACTGTTTAGTTTTTTAAATCCGCTTTCTACTTTCCATTTCATAAAATCAGGCAAGTGTTTTATATTGAATATTTGTATTGCTGTTGCTAGACTAGTTTGTATGTTGTCGGGTGTATTGTCTAACATATGTAGTGTGCGTTCAACTGTTGCCCAGTCAGTAGGATAGCGAATATACTCGTCACGTTCATGACTAGCATCCATGCTTACAGCAAATTTAACTTTCTTAAATTTACTCCATAGTTTAATCAAATCATCGTCTACTAGTAATCCGTTTGAATTATAACGTAATAGTATTTTGTCTTGATACCCTTGACGTACTATTTCTTCTATAAACTGTTTATGTTCTCTAATCATTAACGGTTCGCCGCCAGCAAAATAAACTTGCTTTAGATTAGGAATTTGTCTATACATTTCTTCCCAAAATGTATCTTTCTCGTGCCATTTATTATTAAACTCTTTCCTGTCCCACTGCATTTGTCTTTTAACTTCAGGATCCTGTAATACAGGAATAAGTTTTTTATGATCAGCAACCCACTTGCTACTATCATGTGGGCTACACATAACACATTTAATATTGCATGTATGACCTAATCGTAAATCTAAGTATATTAACTCTTCTGGTACTGTGCCATCTTCTTTTGTTTGACGTATGAGTTCAGGAATATCTACTCCATCTTTATACCAAGTACCTGTTTCCCAAATACGTTTACTAACTACGCCTACTTTTTCTTCTTCAAAGCATTTACGACAACTAGCAGGTATTTCTCCTTTGAGCATGGTTGTGCGTACACTTTTCATATATTCATTATTCCATGCTTCCATAGGTGTTTCACGACCAAAGTTTGCAGGCTTACCGTGTTCCATTTTAACAAGACCAACTTCGTGATCTTCACCTGCACCACTTGCGTTTGCACTACAGCATAAACGCATATCACCATTAGGTCGAGTAGCAAAATGTATCCACGGCAGAATGCAAAAAGTAGGACTACCGGATACTTTTTCTAGTTCTTTTTGATATCTGCTTAATTCATCAGTCATTTTTTAATCCTATTACATTGATAAACTGATCTTTAGGCTTAGGAATTTCTTTTAGTTTACCACAAGTCTTTGCACAAGTAATTAGTTTATTACTGCCCCAGTACCTTTCCCATACTGACTGCCAAGCATCAGAATTTATAATCTCCTTAACTGGAGTTTCTGTAGCGTCTGTATTTCCTAAATCAGATACTAGTTCATTATATTGATCTAACATGTCTTTACGTACCGGCGCTATAATATCATTTAATTTTACATAGTTATAAGGTGCGCTTGCAAGGAAACAACAAGGAAATACTTTTCTATAAGCATCTATGTATATTTCTTTTGTCTTTTGTACATAGCATTCTATTTCGCTATCACGCAATAATTCCTTATAATTAATAACTTGATCCATTGTAATATATGGAAGCTCACTACTACTAGGAGGTTCTAGATAATGTGTAGTGTCACCGTTTTTATCAAATACAGCAAACTTTGGTTCTCCTACAAATCTTGAACTGTTCTTTTCAGTAAAAATAGAAAATCCAAATTGTTTAGCTCTACGTTGTGCTTCTTCTACTTGATGCTCGTTATGTTTAAACTTAATAAAGCACCATTCAGCATGGCCGCCTTCAGTAATAAATGCTGTTGCATTTTCTATAATAGTTTCATATCGTGTTCCAATACGATAAAGAGTATGTGTATCTTCTAGACCGTCGATTGCAAATATAACACTATGACGCTGTGGCATCACTTTTGCTAACTGCGACCACCAACTAGATTTCCTAGCACTACCATTAGTGTGTATTCTAATATTAATATTAGGATTAACTTTTGCTGCATATTCAACCATACCTATTAAATTATCATTAATAATAGGATCACCAAAGTTTCCACAAAAGTAAAGACCATTTACTTGGTTTAATACTTCATGCGATATTATTGTTTTAAATTCTTCTAAAGTCCAATCTTTATTTTTTATTAAAGGATTTTCTAATCCGCCGTGATAATTTCTGCTACACATAGGACAGCTTGCTTGGCAACGGTTTGTTATCTCAAGATGTATATCATGTAACTCGTTAAATTTAAACACGTTCTTTCCTTCCAATTAACATATAGCGTTCGTATTTAGGTGTATCCATACTGCCTCTATAGAAAGGCTCTATGTTACTCATTTTTGTAAAATCATTCAAATCAATTGAACATCGTATATGTTCTTCATGCTCAAAATAATTATTACTTTGTAGTACAATAACTGCATCATCAGGTTGATTGTCTAACCATTCATTGTACTGCTCTTGCGTAATGTGTTCACAACTTGTATTGATTACAACATCTGCTCCTGCAATATATTTACACATGTCATGTGTAACTGCATTAAACTTATCTAGCATCTCTTGACGTTTGTTTACAGTACGTGCTATTTCTTCGCAAGCAGGATCAATGTCAACTGATGTAATATGTTCAATGTTTAATTTACTATTAAATAAGATGCTCGATAACACACCATTCCATCCACCGTATATGATAATGTTGAGAGGTGTTACAGGAACAAAGGCAGGCAACTGCTCTGCAATCCAAACTTTACTTCTTACTTGCCCTTTCCAGAAACTTTCTAGTGTGCGATATCTATCGTCACTATTACGAATAGCATCCATCCAAAACAGTACGTCTTCTATATCAACTTTCATATTTCACCTTTGGAAGTTTGCTATCTGCACTACTTACACAACTAGGAGTAATACACTTCTTAGGTGCATCAAATATTTTAAAACCTTCTGTTATTGTACCAAGTGGTTCGTCATGACAACTATAACTGCGTTTTACTTCATTTTCTCTTATTACTATTCCTTGATAACCTGCATTACAAGTCCATCCTTTAAACTTGTTAAAACCAAACGCATTTAACCTCTCTGCTTGATCAAGGTTGTAGGTATTGTCTTTATCATCTTTAAGTTCTACTTGATAAAGAGGAATTAATTTTTTGTATTTGTCTGGGATTCTCTGAGGGAATCCTGTTTGCATTCTAGTAACTTGCTCATCTGTGTAACCTCTAACCACGAAGCTGGCGGTAGGATCGGACTGGGGCTTGAGAGTGACATTAATACCT